TTTAGCCCTTTTAAATCTTGTAAATCCTCGTAGCATATTATAAGACACCCTTATTCTAGCAGCTTCTGATAAAGTTCTATCGTTTACAAATACCTTAAGTTCATCTAATAATATTGCTCTATCTTTTGGATACAGATAATGGAAATTAATTCCAAGAAACCCGTCACTATATTTTTGAATAGGTAAGACCAAAGGAAACAAATCATAGTATGGTAAAGTTGCTTTGTGTTTGGGATTGTACATAAAAAAATACATTCTCCCAGGAATCAATCTTCCTGTCAAAGTCCCTTGCTGAGCCGCATTTATCTTTAATGTACTTGGAACGGTTTCTCTCGCAAGAGCTATTTTTGATCTTTCTACAATAGAACGAAACCAAGCTGCTGCCATACGCGCTTTTACTGGTATATCACCGATTTTTATTGCATCTTTTAATTTTTGTAGATAAGATTCGTTAGCCATAGTATAACTATTTAGTATTACGAAGAGTATCTTCAGTCATGATTTGCCAGTGTAATCCTTTGTTTTCACAAAATTCTTCTGCAGCTTTCCACTTAGCTTCGTTAACTATAAACGTCTTTACTTCTCGTAAAAACCTTCTTCTATGTTTTGGGTTTTCTTTGGGGGGTTTGGTCTGTTTTTTTGGTTTGATTTCAATTATAGTTTCTGCTTTTGAAGTTTTAACCCAAAAGTCAGGATAATATCTGTGCCATTTACCATCAATAGGAGATTTATATGGAATGATAATTTCTTCACTATTCCATTGAAGCACCCCAGGCTGTCGATCTAAATACTTCATGAAGTCCAACTCCCAACCAGATCGATAAATTATATTACTGGCGTTCCCTTTATACTTTTCTCTATTTTGGGGTCTAAATTTTCCTTTGTATCTCATATAAATATATAGAACACCAATAGAATTAACTTTACAGGAAATGCACTAATGGCAACAACTCGTACTCAGTATCTGGAATATCCACCTTCTATCGGACAATCTCTCAAACATTGGGTAACTTTTCAGGCCTTTGATTTTAGATCGCACAATGAAACTTTGAATATTGCATTATATATTCCACCAGATGCATTGTCTACTTCATATAAATCTGATTACGAAGCTGCAGCATTGGGACAGGGTTTAGGGAGAATGGTAGAAGGCATTAAAGAAAGTGGGGGATCTCTTTCAAAATTAAAGGCGACCCAGGCAGCCAAGGCTACCGCCAGTGGAAATATAATAGCAGATATTATGTTACAAGCTACAACACCCGCAAATATAAAAACTGCACTGCAAGCAACTAGAGGTGTAGTGGCCAATCCCTATATTGTTGCTGCATATAAAGGCCCAACCCAAATGCGTGAACATAAATTCTCTTTTAAAATGATGCCAGAAGATGTGGGTGAATCTAGCAAATGTGTTGAAATTGCATCTGCATTTAAAGAGGCTATGTTGCCTGCCCATGCAGGGGGGGATAACTCAACCGCCCCATCGGGAATGTTTGGATATCCAGATGAATTTGAAATTAATTTTACTGTTAATGGTAACACATTACCAAAAACTAATTCTAATCCAATGTTTAATATAGGAAGATCTGTATTAACTAGTTGTGATTTATCTTATACTACTCAAGATACTGTTTTATTTTTTGAAGGTACACAATATCCAGTAACTATAAACATGGCCCTTTCATTTATGGAAATAGAAGTGATGCATCGAAGTAAAATAACAAATAAAGGTCTTTAATAAAAGGAGAGGTTAATCATGTCGGATTTTTTTGTGAATTATCCACAAATTAGTTATAACATTTCTGGTACAAAACCTGCCAAGGTTAAAACTGTTATTAATCTAATGGAACGGGCTAAAATAAAGAATATTGTTTTGGATGATGTTATTTCATATTTTCCTTATTCAATAAAAGAAAATTATCGTCCTGATCATGTATCAAATGAAGTATATGGTGATGTTAAATATACGTGGTTGATATTTTTGATTAATGATATAACAGATCCAATTTATGAATGGCCTCTGGGATCTAGAGAATTTGAAGCATATATTAAAGATAAGTATGGAACATTAATTATCGCAAAAAATACTATTCACCATTATGAACAAATTATTAGAACAAGAGTAGAAGCTACAGGAACAACAGATGCAATTCCTGAAGCCAGAATTGAAATTGATGAGATTACATATGTTTCACTTGGCCTTGACTCTGTTGTAAGAAAAATTAAGTATTGTTATGATTGGGAAGTAGATAGAAACGAAGCCAAACGAGATATTAAATTAATTGATAGACTTTATGTTTCAGACATACTTTCTGAACATGCGGAGAAATTGGAATAATGCCACCAAAAGATACCTTTGGTACAATTCTTGATAGGCGTAAAGCAGGACAAAGTGTTCAAACACAAACCGCTAATCATGGAACGAAAAATCCAAATTTAAAAAATCCAGATAAAGCTAAACTCCCCACATTTCCGGGAGATTTTGAACTTCTGAAGCTCACGCTTACTTCTCCCAATAGGGCGGTGGGGGGATATATTGATTTGAAGGGTGCATGGTCAAATCTCAATATTTATGAAGATATTTTTGCGAATTCTCTTACTGGAAGTATACAAATTACAGATTCCATTGGATTGATGGAAACCGTTCCAATTATTGGTGAAGAAACTATTCATATACACGTAAGAACAAGAGGATTTAAAAGAGAAAGGGGCAGTAATACAACTATTATCCCAGGTCCGTTTCAAGGCAGTGAAAGTGATGGAATAATAAATTTAAAATTTCGTGTAATCAAATTGACAGATTTGAATAAACTTAATGATGGTATGATCAGTTATACGTTACACTTGGTTTCTGAAGAATATATTATTAATTTAAAATCAAAAGTCATGAAATCATCCCTTGACCCAGGCTCCCTAGAACCCCGAAGAATATCTACTACTATAAAATCTCTTTATACACAATTTTTTAAGAGGGGTAGAATTGCTAAAAAATTATTTATTGAGCCAACTAAAAACCCCACAAGTTTAGTTATACCAAATTATTCTCCCTTTAAGGCGTTTAATTTTTTGGCATCAAGGGCGGTGTCTTCTGGTAATCATGCTGTAGGTTCTAGTTTTCTTTTTTATGAAACTGTAAGGGGATTCTTTTTTGTTTCTTTGGAAACCCTTATGGCTGGTGGTGGTACAGGATATAGTACAGTTGCGGGGGCTCCTGGTTCTCCAACAGAACTAACATACACTGCTCCTGAACAACCAGTTAAAGAAACCTATGTGGTTCAACCCAAAGGATTGAGGGAAAAAGGTGATAATGTGAAAAACGTGGCTATTGAAATGACCGCGGTAGATGAATATAAATTCTCTTCAAATTTTGATGTGTTACAAAATCTAACAAAGGGTATGTACTCTAATCGATTACTTACTCATGATCTGGTTAGAATGAAATATGATACATTAGATTTTAATATTCATGATCCAGCAAACCTAGAAGAAACTGTAACGGTTGATGAAACGACCGGCGCTACTGAGGTATTGAATGTAAAGAAAATGTCCACATCGGCAAAGAACTTTTCTGACAATTTTTCCCATTTAGGAAAAGGAAAATTATGTAGTGAAAACCAATCTGCTATGGGATCACCAGAATCCGTCATATCTTTTTATCCTACTAACTTTGCCCATGATGTTAGATTCAAGGACGATATTGGCACACAAGGAGTAAAGGGAACAGTTAAAGGTCAATTAAATATTATTCCAAATAGAGTAGAACAATGGATGCAATCACGTATGGTACAGAGTCAACAACTTAATAATATTAAATTAAATATTAGAGCCCCTGGAATGTCTACCAGAACAGTTGGTGATTTGATTGAATTTAAAATGCCCACACAGGATTTAACAGATCGTGATGGAGCGACCCAATCTGCACACCATAAGTACTTAAGTGGATATTATTTAATTACAAAATTGAGACACCATTTTACTAGTGAAAAATACGAAATAGAATTTGAAGCAATAAAAGATTCATTGAAAGATCCTGTTGGAAAAGACAGAACAGGATTGTCCTCTGCAGCTGACGAAGTTAGAGGTACTAGTGGTAGTAGACAAGGCAGAGAACGAGATTTTTAGATAAAGGATTAAATATATGGCATATTTTATGGGGAAAGATGGATTCGTTTGGTGGCAAGGAGTTGTCGAAGACCGCCATGATCCTCTTTATCTTGGAAGGTGTAAGGTTAGAATATTGGGATGGCATTCAGAAGACAAGAATGATATGCCTACTGTATCTCTTCCTTGGGCGTATCCTGTTTCTCCAATTACTTCTGCGAGTCAGACGGGTGTAGGTTCTTCACCTCTTGGACCAGTGGAAGGAACGTGGGTTGTTGGATTTTATCGTGAT